TGAGAATTGTAAGTATGACAATGAGATGTTGGTTATTGATACTGAACAGAGTATGACTTTCTTAGGTTTGGAAGAACAAAGGGAAGAGAAACAGAGGGATAGAATCAAGGAACTCATGGAGAAGCGTAAGCAACGTGAGGGACAACAAAACTAAACAATAATAAATTATGGTAAATTTTAATACTATGAACAGTAAAGAAACTCGTTATGTAATTAAGAGGAGTGGTGAAGAGGTAATCTTTGAAGCGGAGAAAATCAAATACGCAGTACTGAAGGCGATGCAGTCAGTGGGTGAGGTTGATGATGAAATGGCAGAAAAGATTGCGAGAATCACTCGTAAGGGAATCTTCAGAGATGATAAAGATAAAGTTCCACACGTAGACGAAATCCACGAAATGGTTGAAAACAAATTGATGGATAATGGTCTTAACGACGTAGCAAGAGAATATATCGTGTACCGTGTAAAACACAGACCTGATATCTTCTCAAAGAGAACCAATCTTAAACCTTATGAGTACCCAAATCTTAATGAGTATGTTGACGCAATCAGACACTCATACTGGGTACACACTGAGTTTAACTTTACATCAGACATCCAAGATTTCAAAGTTCACTTGGATAAAAAAGAAAAAACCGCAGTAAAAAGAGCGATGTTGGCAATCTCACAGATTGAAGTTGCAGTTAAAACGTTTTGGGGTGACATCTACAAAAGGATGCCGAAACCTGAAATTGGTAATGTAGGTGCAACATTCGCAGAATCAGAAGTAAGACACGCAGATGCGTATTCTCATTTGATTCAATTGTTGGGTCTTAACGCAGAGTTTGAAACTCTTATGGAAGTACCGGCAATTCGTAGAAGAATCAAATACTTAGAGAAGTCAATTTCAAACTCAAAGTCAGTAGAAAACAAAGACTACTTTGAGTCTGTAGTGTTATTCTCTATGTTCGTAGAAAATGTGTCGTTGTTCTCACAATTCTTGGTTATGTTATCATTCAACAAACATAAGAACATGTTGAAAGGTATTAGTAACGCTGTTGAGGCAACATCAAAAGAAGAAAATATCCACGCAGAGTTTGGGTTTGATTTGGTAAACCTTATCAAACAAGAGAACCCATCATGGTGGACAGAAGGATTACAGGAAGACCTTATCAATGCGACTATGGAAGCATTTGAGGCAGAAACAGAAATTATAGATTGGATTTTTGAGGAAGGTGATTTGGATTTCTTGACGAAAAGTCAGACTATGGAATTTATTAAACATAGATTTAATGTATCATTAAACTCTATTGGTCTTGAAAGTATTTTTGAAATCAATGAAGCGTTGTTGGAAACGACTGAGTGGTTTGATGATGAAATTCTGACTACAAAACACACAGATTTCTTCAACAAAAGAAGTATTAACTACAGTAAGAAATCTAAATCAATTACATCAAACGATTTATTTTAACAAAAAACATTAACAAAAAATGAACGATAGAAAACCATTTGAATGGATTAACGAAGAATCAATTACCTTCCTACAAAGAGGATATCTTAGTGAGGGAGAGGAACCGTTGGAAAGAATTAGAACAATCGCAGACCACGCTGAGAACCTTTTAGGTATTGAAGGTTTCGCAGATAAATTTTATGACTATATGGGTAAAGGATGGTACTCACTATCATCACCTGTATGGGCAAACTTCGGTAAGAAGAGAGGTCTACCAGTAAGTTGTTTCGGTTCTAACATCGGTGACAATATTGAGTCAATTCTTTATACACAAGCAGAGGTTGGAGAGATGAGTAAGATGGGTGGAGGTACCTCAGGTTACTTTGGTAACATCAGAGAAAGAGGTGCTGAAATTACTGACAACGGTCTTGCACCAGGTTCGGTACACTTCATGAACTTGTTTGAGAGTGTTGTAGATAACATTTCTCAGGGTTCAACACGTCGTGGTCGTTTCTCACCATATCTACCAGTTGAACACCCTGATATCATGGAGTTCTTGGAGATTGGTACGGAAGGTTTCCCAATTCAAGACTTAACTCACGCGGTTACAGTGACTGATGAGTTTATGAATGAGATGATTGCTGGTGATGAGGAAAAGAGAGCGATTTGGGCAAAGGTAATCCAAAGAAGAGGTGAGATTGGTTATCCATACATCATGTTCCACGATACGATGAATAACAAAACAGTTGATGTATACAAAGACAAAGGTGCAAAGATTTACAACTCTAACTTATGTTCAGAGATTGCTCTTCACAACTCTGAAGAAGAGTCATTTGTTTGTGTATTGTCATCAATGAATGTTCTACACTACGACGAGTGGAAAGATACCGACGCAGTTGAAACGATGACTATGTTCTTAGACGCAGTTGTTACAGAGTTCTTAACTAAGATTGAGGACATTAGAGACAACGGAACTATTGAAGGTAAGAGAGGGTTCTTCTATTTGGAGAAAGCTTACAACTTCGCTAAGAGACAAAGAGCGTTAGGTTTGGGTGTGTTAGGATGGCACTCACTACTTCAATCACGTGGATTAGCTTTTGATACAAGAGACACTGCAAGATTGAATGTTGAGGTATTCAAACTTATCAAAGAGAAATCATACGCGGCTTCAGAGAAGTTAGCTGAGATGTTCGGTGAACCAGAATACCTAAAAGGTTATGGTAGAAGAAATGTTACGTTGAATGCTATTGCACCAACAACATCTTCAGCGTTTATCTTAGGTCAGGTATCACAATCAATTGAACCAATTTGGTCTAACTGTTATGTGAAGGACGTTGCTAAGATGAAGGTAACCATCAAAAACCCAGTATTAAAGAAAGTATTGGCTGAGTTGGGTAAGGACACCAAAGACGTATGGAACAGTATCAAACAAAATGATGGTTCAGTACAACACTTGGACTTCTTAAGTGATGAACAAAAGGATATCTTCAGAACATTTGCTGAGATTAACCAATCATCAATTATCAACCAAGCTGCGGTTCGTCAAGATTACATTGACCAATCACAATCACTAAACTTAATGATTTCACCTGACATGCCGACAAGGGATGTTAACAAACTTCTTATTGAGGCTTGGCAGTTGGGTGTTAAGACATTATACTACCAACACTCAATGAATTCAGCTCAAGCTTTTGCAAGAAAGAAATTGAATTTGAATGACTTACAGTGTGTTGCTTGTGAAGGTTAATAGTTATTTTTAACAAACAACAAATATAAAAGAGGACTTCGGTCCTCTTTTTTTTATAATTTATATTGTTAAAGTATTTATAGGTAATGGCTGACGGTAAAACATACGGTATTAATTTTCCTTTTCAGGATAGTAAAGATGGTAAGTATCTTTCTCTTTCACAGACTGCTGATGAGGAGATTAGAACTGACTTACTTCATTTGATACTTACCAGAAAGGGTAGTAGATATTATTTACCTGATTTTGGAACACGAATTTATGAATTTATTTTCGAACCGATGGATGGTACAAGCTTCGAAGCAATCAAAGAGGATATTACAAATTCGGTTGAAAAGTACATACCTAACTTAACAATTAATGAAATAACGATTACACCTTATTTGGATGATTTAGATGCGCAAGGTGATTTGAATACTGAAAAGTTAGGTATCGGTGGTATATATAGAATACCAGGTCGTGGTGTTGAAGAATATACGGCAAAATTGAGAATAGATTATACCATCACCGACAATACATTCCAATCAAAAGATTTCATAATCATCAATATTTAATAGTAGATGGCAGGTAAAAAGATTTCATATACAGAAAGAGACTTCGAAGGTCTAAGACAGGACTTAGTAAATTATACTAAACAGTACTATCCTGAACTTATAGACAACTTCAATGATGCTGCGGTTTATTCAGTGTTAATGGACCTCAACGCCGCGATAGGTGATAACTTAAATTACCATATTGATAGAAGTATTCAAGAGACTGTTCTACAATACGCCCAACAACGTTCATCTATATTCAATATAGCCAGAACTTATGGATTGAAGATACCAGGTAATAGACCATCGGTGGCTATTGTCGATTTTTCGATTACGGTACCGGCACTTGGTGACCAAGAAGATTCAAGATACTTAGGTATTCTTAGAGCCGGTTCACAAGTTATTGGTGCAGGTCAAGTATTTGAGAACGTATATGATATAGACTTTGCATCTCAATACAATAATGAAGGTTTCCCTAACAGAACTAAAATCCCTAATTTTGATTCTAATAATGTATTGGTAAACTATACCATCACAAAAAGAGAGGTGGTTGTTAACGGTCTAACCAAAGTATTCAAAAAAGTAATCAATCCTAACGATGTTAAACCATTCTTCGAATTCTTCTTACCTGAAAGAAATGTATTAGAAGTTGTTGATATCATACAAAAAGATGGTACGTCATTCCAATCAACACCAACATATACTGAATTTGTTAACGCACAGGATAGATGGTATGAGGTGGAATCGTTGGCAGAAACGACTGTGTTTGTTGAAGATAGTACTAAACCATCTGATGTACCTGGTATCAAAGTAGGGAAGTATATAGAAACAGAAAACAGATTTATCACTGAGTATACACCTAATAATTTTATGAAAGTACAATTTGGTGGTGGTTCAACAACGGCCGATGACCAATTGGCTGAATTTGCAAGAAACGGTGTATCGTTGAGAATTCAAGATTACCAAAATAATATTGGATTGGGTAGGACGGTTAAGGCGAATACAACATTATTTGTCAAATATAGAGTAGGTGGTGGTGCGGCATCTAACATTGGTGTGAATGCAATCAATCAAGTTGGGACTGTGAATTTCTTTGTAAATGGTCCATCAAATAATAACAATCAAACAGTCGTCAATTCATTGACTGTAAATAACGTAACAGCTGCTATCGGTGGTGCTAATCAACCATCTATTGAAGAGGTAAGAAATATGGTAACATTCAACTTTGCATCTCAGAACAGAGCGGTTACCATCAATGACTACAATGCTTTAATAAGAAAAATGCCAGGAAAATATGGTGCACCCGCTAAGACGGCAATCACTGAAAAAGACAATAAAATCAATATCAATGTTTTATCATACGATTCTAATGGTAGTCTAACACAGACAGTATCGAATACATTGAAACAAAATATTGCCAATTATTTGTCTAAATACAGAATGATTAATGATTACATTTCTATTAATGTAGGTCAGGTCATTGATTTGGAATATGATTTATCTGTTGTTTTAGATTCAGGTCAGAATCAAGGAACTGTTATCACAAAAATTATTGATGAGGTATCAAGATTTATGGCTCCGACTGATAGAACAATGGGTCAGAATATATTCGTTTCTCAGTTGAAACAAATCATTCAAAATGTTGGAGGTGTAATATCAATCACTGATTTGAAAATCTATAATAAAGTCGGTGGACAATATTCCTCTTCAGAAACATCTCAAAGATATTCTGATAATGAGACGAAAGAGATTCAATTAATAGATGAGACAATCTTTGCCGAACCATCACAAATCTATCAAGTGAGGTTCCCTGAGAAGGATATTAAGGTTAGAGTGAAGAACCTTAAAAACGTCGACTACAAATAATAATAATTTACATCAGATACTTGTGGGTTTACATTTGTAAAATGGATAAATAAGTATTTATCTTAAAACTGCATTATGTCTAAGTCATATAGAATACGTACAAAATTAGGGACAGACCAAAACATTCGTGTGAATGTTGAACAAGACTTTGACTTCCTCGAAATCTTATCGTTGAAGTTGAGACAGGAAGATGTCTATTCCAGATTCTGTGCTGATTATGGTGTGGTTGTTGGTAGGGTTGTTGCCAACAGTGGTTTTGGTATTCCAAACGCGAGGGTGTCTATCTTCATTCCTGTGGATGATATGGACCTCGAAGACCCGGTAATATCTACTTTGTATCCATACAAGAGTCCAACTGATAAAAACGAGGACGGATACCGTTATAATCTATTACCATACGAGAAACAATACAATGGACATACTCCGACAGGGACTTTCCCTTCGAGGTCTGATGTGATGACTCGTAGTGAGGTGTTGGAGATTTATGACAAATACTACAAATTTACGGTAAAAACAAACACATCGGGTGACTTTATGATTACTGGTGTACCATTGGGTAGTCAGAAAATCGTATTGGATATGGACTTATCAGATATGGGTTGTTTCTCTTTGAGACCTCAGGATTTGATTAGAATGAACATGGGGGTTGCAGAACAGTTCGACGGTTCTAACTTCAAAGCTTCCACAAATATTGATGAATTACCACAAATTATTAGTTCAGTAAAAGATATTGATGTGGCATCCTTTTGGGGTCAAGAAGACTTATGTAACATTGGTATTACGAGAAACGACTTCGATTTAAGGGATTTGGGTATTGAGATTCAGCCAACAGCGGTGTTTATGGGTTCAGTCTTCAGTGATGTTGAAAGTAGACCTGTAAAACCAAACTGTAAACCGAGAACAGAACAGGGTGACTTATGTAACTTAGCTACGGGACCTGGTGAAATTTTAGCGGTCAGACAGACTATTGATGTGGATGAGAATGGTGACCCTGTGTTGGAACAATACAGTTTACCAAACTCAGGTAAAGTAATTGACGAGAATGGTGCGTTCGTCACTGATATCCCAATGAACTTAGATTATGTGGTTACCAATGAATTTGGTGAGACCGTATTATCTAACGACCCGACCATTGGTATTCCAACAAAGGGTAAGTATAGATTTAAGATTAAGTACCAATCTGAAGAGAATGGACCACCTTTCGAGGGTGACCAAATTTTCCCGATTGTTGGGGAGGTACAAAGAGCCAACTTTATTGTTCCACAAATCCGTGAGTATGGGTGGAATGGTAGTGTACAAAATTCAGGAGTAGACCCAGCAACTAAAGATACTGAGACTATAGTTGAGGTAGATTTCACTAACCAAAGTCAGATTACTGAGACAAAAAGTATTTCGATACCGTCAAATACTACGGTTACTGTTCCTTATAATAAGAATCTTGAAGCAATCAATCTGACAGTCAATGGTGTTGTTAGAAATGAAAAGTGGATTGAGTTCCCTAATGGTGGTACATTAACTATTGAGGTTACTAAGACTACGATTGAAGTTGGGAACCCACCACAGACTCTTGGTCAGGATGTTACTGTTGAGGTGAAACAGTATGACTACGATTACATTCAATTCCAAAAGTCTTATGCGTTCTCATTGGATTGGGATGAATATGCAGATAAAGATGCTGCGGTACAATGTGAGGATTCGTTCTATTTGATGAACTACAACAAGGTTTATACTCCGTCACAGATGATTGACGAGTATAGGTCGGGTTATGGTCGAGCGAGGTTCTTGGGTATTAAAGAAATTTTGGATAGAGGATGTGAGAACGACACCAATAAGTTCCCAACGAATGATGGGGTTAGAAACTTCAGTCTATTATTTTTAATTGTTAATCTATTAGTTACACTATTTACACCCATACTATTAGCTATTACAGTGGTTGGTCATGTAATTTGTTTCCTGTGGCCTATTTTAAGACTTCTCTTATCGGTCATTTTATCAGTGATATTTGCAATATTTGTATTGTTGTGTAATATTATCAATGGGGTTGCATGGTTGTTTGGTGCAAGAGTTAAATGTCCGAAATATTCACGTATAAATTTACCAAAAAAATGTCCGTTATCTGCAATTCCTTTACCAAACTTATCATATCCTGAGTGTCAGGCTTGTGCTTGTGAGGGTAGAGAAGCTGGTGAGGCTGAAGGTCAAAACTTACCTGAAATAGAAGATAATACGACTTTACTAATTGATTCTAATGTAAACACTTTCTACGACAGGTTAGTGGGTTATAATGATGATGAAAAGGCCGATTGGACTAAATTTACGTTTGGTTTCCAAACGGTTATGGCCGGTAATGATATATATGAGGGTGACAATGAGATTAAATCACTAACTCCTTGGTTGAAGGGTGGGGATAATCCACAAGCTAAGGCAAAGACATGGTCAAGAGACTTAACCCTAAGTGAGAGGTTTAATTTATTCAATGTTAAGGCAAAATACCACCAATTTGGTGGACAAAATAGGATTGATACTTATGTAAATCCAACTCAAAATAATTTCAAAAAACACAGTGATAATGTTTTGATGTTGTTACTCGACCCAGGTCAATTAAATTCGTTCAAATCAGGAACAATAGTCACATTTAATAATCCTGAGAATACAAATGACCCTAATGTTAGTGGGACAACAACAGGTACTACAGTGTTCCAAAATCAAAGTACTTCTAATGTTACAGTTACATATATGGACCCTGATACGTTAGGTTCGGCACAAAAGACATATACAATTACAGGTGAAACCGCAAGTTCAGTAAACTATGAATTTGGTACTGATATTGAGTATTTCCAAGTAATTACAGGTCAGACACTTTCTGAATTTGAAAACACATTACACAGTACTGCTAAAGGATTGTCAACATATGGTACTCCCAACAATACTCTCGGTCAGTTTTACATTTTTGGTTGGCAAAAAGTGGAAAAGTTTTATAGTTTTGGTACTAAAAATCCTGATGTGTACCCAAATGGGAACACCAGTAATAATTATTTCGAACATGAAGTGCCAAATATTAAGCTTAATTCTGATTGGGAAGACCACTGTGTAATATTTTTAGTTAGGGGTGTTGACCCACATACCCCAAGACAAGACATCAAATATGATTTATCAAAATTATATGGGTACAATATGGGTCAAGGTCCACAGGTAAGGGGTAATTTCAAAATGAATATTCCTATTCAACCATATGCAAATGCAAACTCTGATTGGAGAATACCAAGACACAATCGAATTGGTGCAAATGGACAAAACTGTACTGAAACAGGATTACCAATCTATTTTAATTCATTTTCATTTAGTCCAAACAATAACATGTACCAAACCTATAAGAATAAAAACATTAAGTTTTATTCATCGATGGATTATCAGATTGATAATAATCAAATTTATCCTAATAATGCGTTTTATAAAAATTCAGTCAAAACAGAAAACCAAGCAGTAAGGACTGTAAATTCTCCTGGTTCTTGGAGTCAAATGGAAGGTGGTAATAGTGATTGGAAATTTAATTATAGAAATGATGAGGTGGTAGAAGGTGGAAGTCTTATTCAGTCTAAAAATAATGATATTACTGCGGCTCAGAAGTTGGGATTAGGTAATGGTGATTGGTCTTATGTTTCGCCTGTATATTATCAATTAAATCCTAATTTGGATTTACCTATGTTGAATTCGCAAAAAATTGTGATGAGAACGGATAGGTTACCAACATCAGATGACCCATATAAAAGATTCCAACTACATCAAAATAAGAGGTTTGCGATTTATACCGTCGGTGATGATGGTACATCTGTATCGTTCAATTTAGAGTCGAGTGATAGTTTTGGAGATGGAGCAGATGACTTCAATGAAGATGCTGGTGCAATTGCAACACAAATCAATCAGACATTCTCTTGTGAAGGTATGGTACCATTGGAGTGTTATTCAGGTAATGGTGAAACTATTGGTGTATTACCTGAAGATGATAGATGTTACTACATGTCTGATAAAAAGGAAATTAAGAAGATGTACAAAGGTTGTTATTACCTTTTAACTAAGAACTTTGCCTTTGCCGAAGACTTCCAATCTATTGCAGAATGGAGAGCAAGATTCAGAATGATGTTTGCCTTATGTAATAATGTGGTTAGTTTGACATTCGTAAACAACTGGATAAATGGTTCATTGTATATGTATGCATTCCAAAAAGATGACGTATATGGAAATGATGTTAATGAAACTACATTTACCACTTCCCCAACTTATGTTTACTGTAAAGATACCGCTGTCTATCAAATAGTTACTAATTCGTTCTACTATAGGGCTTCCCCATACAATCCTAATCGACCACAAGGTCAGAGATTTATCGGTAGAGATAACACACCATTGGTGAATATCCTTGGACGTTCCAACGGTGCTAATAAGAAGTTCTTGGGTAATCCGACGACTATGATGGATTTAGGACCAAGAGATTTATTCACAAAAGAAATTTGTTATAACCCTGAATTCCAAGGGTACATTGTGGATAAGATTAGAAGTTCGTCATACAACGACACATCAGATATTCTTCAGTTGTTTGCAATTAGTAGATTGACGGACGCAGGATTCTGGGAACAAATAATAGGTTTGGGTGACGGTTCAATTGCAAAACTATTCTCAAGAGATAACCAAAGATTGGATGGTGATATTTCACAATTATTGAGTATCAACTCTGAATTTGGTGTTGTACCTTATTTGGGTTCAAACTATTCGGATAGTCAAATCAAATATATCCAACAACTATCTAATCCAGGTGCTCCTGTTAACGATAGAGTATATGACCCTGTATTGGGTATTTTCTTCAGTGCTAATACTATCAACAGAGATTTGATTAGTCCAGGTAGATTTACGTTTGAAGATACCCTTACAAACTTCTTGACGGATAACTATGGACATAATGACCAATTGGTACCGTACCACAAATGGGAAATAGTTAGTACAGGTTCTACAATCTTCGGAACACAATGGAATGATTGGTATAGTAAGAGGTCTCAGGATGGTATTGGTTCTGTACAGTTCCAAAGTGAAGATAGACTGACCTCACAAAATACCTTCAGTACTAATACATCAATGCCGTCAACACAGAGACCTGGTTACATTTACAATTCTAATATTGTAGGTAATCAAGTTGAGGTGACAGATTCTAAACCAGCATCGTTCCAAAACAAGATACACGCGGGTTCACCGTATTTCTTCTACTTTGGATTGAGAAGGGGTGGTACTTCTATGAATAAGTTCATTGATAAATTTATTCTGAATCAAGAAAAATTATGAGTAAGGAACCAAGTCAAATAAGGATAGTCCCGAGTGAAAAACAATACAAGGGTGCACCAACATTAGATGGTTCTTTAGATGTTACGTTAGAGGGTCAGAAAAGGTTGATGGTTGACGGTGACCGTACTGTTATATTGAATCTGGCAGAAAGATTCGATAAAGAACGTCAGGGTTCAAATTTAATCAGGGTTACCGGTAAACTAACCAACCTTATGGATAATGTCATTTCAGGTAGAACGAATTATACCCCATATCAAAATGTTCTATATTATACTGATGCCCTGAAATCTGTGACAACAAACGTTTGGCAAGGTTATCCGCAATATGATGAGTTTAGTTTTATCAGAACAAGTGGAATCGATGGACATGTAAATTTTATACCAAAGAGTTCAACAACATATAATTGGACCGCTTACCTTTCATATGTTCATGACAATTATACGGGTCAAACAATGACTTATAAGAATGAAGAGTTAAGTGCAACAACGGTATTCAATGTAAGTGATGGTATTCCATTTGCTATCAAAAATAGAGTTGTAAATGGTAAGACCCTTATTACTTTCTATTGTGGTGGTACTCACAATCTAACTGTTGGTGAATATGTTAAGTTATCTTTTGATTATAATGGTGAGAACTACTTTCAAGTATATGAGTTAGGTGACGAAGATTATAAAAGTGAAGGAAAGGTCTTTTCCATTTATAATTTGGGATATACCGGTACCACATTTGGTGATGGAGTTACTGGTACACTTAAGAGAGTTTTAAGTAAAAATAATAAAGAAGAAACCACATCAAAATATTACGTCAGAAGACATAAGATTTTAACAGATGTTAAAGATTATAATATGGCAAAAATGGGATTTGAAAATAACCCATTTAATAATGACACCAAATTAGAATATTCTGCACTAACACCAAATAATATACAACGAACATCAACCAGAAATGGTAGTCAGGTTGTTTCTTTTACATTTGAAAAACAGATTGATATTTCAAAATATAAAGACAATCAAGAAAGACCTCTTACTGAACTTTTTGTGACCATTATTAATAAAGGTTATATGGGTTGGTTCAATAAGCCTTATGGTAGGTCGGCATCTGCTATGAATATTGGTTGGGAATTTAATTGTTTATCGTTAGAAGTTGACCCATGGTGGAGACAGGATAATAGTAATAATAAAGATGATATCCCAACTGCTAATTATCAGGTGAATAATCAGACCTTCTATTACAATAGAAACCTTTCAGAGGGGGACATTATCTTAGGTGATTTCTGTGAATGGAATGACTATGAAATGCAGGAGAATGTTGTATCTCCGATGTTACACAAATATAGTTTTAATCCGAACCATTATCTAAATGATGATACGGTCGTTTTACCGAGTGGGTATTTGTATTATCCTCACCACGCCATTCAGGTTAGAGACTTTTCACCATATGTTGAAACGGGTAACATTGAGGATGTTGAAGGTATCCCTGATTATGCGTTTTATTCGAGTTTCGAGCAGAGATGGAGATGGAGAGACTTATATCCTTATGGGTTTATAGATGCTGAGGGTGTGGGTGTTGACTATCCTTTCTTAAATGGCGCCCATTATCCATTCAAAAATATAAGTTTCTTACAAGTATTGCCACAAAGAACACTGAACTACGGTCTTGGTGTGATAACTCAACCATTAATTGATGACTGTGAATAAGTATAGATTTTCAGATAGAGGTATAGAAAGGGAAATTCAGATTCCTATCGAACAGGGGTGGGACGTTGCTGGACGCGACGACGCAATTGATGTTTTCGAGGAGGAGGTTATTGAACAGGTCATTAATCCAACGGAAGACTTTGAGGTTACACGATTCGACCATAAGATGTATGGTACAACTGCGTCGAGTATAAACTACGAGTTCTACTTCATCAATTCTTTGATTGATGTTACAGGGGCGACATCTACAGATTGGACTAATAGTTACAGTGGTGCTGGATTCAATGACAAAGAAGTTCATTATTACGCCAATTCATTTAAGAATAGTTTCTTTAAGTTAGACTTCTATGATTCCAATAATAGTCAGCAACAGAAATTATATTTTACGGTGGTAATTCCAACACAACAAGGTGAGATAACTTCTGCAGATATTGGTACACCTGTTGTTCCCAACGTTGTGGATATTAGAATACCAAAATACAAATTGGATTACGTGGGAGATAAAGAAGGGTTCTTTATTTACTGGCTGAGAAATAGGGATTATATCAATTTGGACCAATTTTATATGTCAGTAAAATTCTTCAATGGAAAGACAGGTGAGTTTACAAGACTGATGATTCAACCACAATCGAATTTTAGTAATAGATTTAATTTCAATAAGGCTGATAATTTTTATACCAAATTACAATTGGATTATAATAATTATGAATATGAGATGTACAACTTAAATGGTGTACGAATAGGTACAGAAACAAACCCAATAAAATTCTATGAATATGTTAACCCA